TCGAATGAAAACCATCTAATTCATTAAGCACTTCTTCACCTTTAAATGTGAAATACTTAACTTTAATTTTTTTTGGTCTTGATATTTTCAACCACAGTCCAGGACGAGATAAACATCCCTCTTCCATTAATTCAGTTTCTTCTGATGATTCTAATATTACTGGATTAAAAGCAGCATATTGATAATTTTCAATTACTGTAATTGCAAATACTTTTGCGTCTATTCCTATTTGATTCGCTGAAAGACCAGCACCATTTAATTTTTGTGCTACTTTAATTAATAATAAACCTAATTGTGCTGCTTCTTCTACTGGTTTTTTAAAGTCCCATTCTTTTGGTGGTGTTTTTAAACGTGGATCGTTCCATGGAATTAAACCATCTGTTGTTCTTACTGGTGTTATAATTTCTTTACCATCTATACTACTCTTTGTTATATTAACTTCTACCTTAGTTGGTTCTGGTTTTGTAATACGTTTATCAAAAGATTCTTCTATAATAGGGATTCCTTTTGATTTCTTTTTTGCTTCTATTTCTTCAACAGTAGCTAGTCTTGGATTTATAGGATTACCATTTTCGTCCACTGAATCCCATATAACTTCTTTTATATCAGTCATTATTTACTTTCTTTTAATAATTTAGACACACGATTATATTCATGTTTCATGTTATGACGTTGCACCTCTAATTGTTTTATAGTTGGTTCTGAATCGGAAAAAAACTTACGATGTTTCTTTTCATATATCCAATTTTCAATTAGCTTTAATTTGAAGTATAAGTGATGTTGTTTATCTCTAAGAACTGTTTTAGATTCATCTCTTCTATCAACAGCACCATAAGCATCAGATGTTTGTGATGCCATTCCTTGACGGACAATTACTTCATTTGATTTTCCAGTAAATGGATTTATCGTTATTGGTTTTTTGTGTTTTCTTTTCATAGTTTATGCATTTACGATTGTAGAGAAGTCGTTTTTCTTCTCAAATTTAATTGTACTCATAAATTTTTCAATTAGAGTATCACCCTTATGGCTAATTACGAAAACATTAACTTGTGCGTCTAGTTGCGAGATTAGATTTAGAAAATAATCTACACCTGATGCATCTAAAGATGAGTCAAATATTTCATCCAGTACCAATAAAGATGTATTAATACTGTTCTTCAATTTCGCTATATGTCGCCATGTGAACAATATAGCTAAGTCGATACGCATCTTTTCACCCTCTGAAAAACTATCATAAGTGAATTCATCTCTATGTCTTGAACGTATCGTCTCAGTGAAGTTCTCATCTAATTCAAAATGAACATAAAAGTCCATCGCTTGTAAATATTTATTAATCAACTTATTCATTACAGGTAAATACTTTCGAATAATAGCAGTTTTAACACCTGAATCTTGTAAGAGTAATTTAGAAGTATTTTCTAGTTCTATTACTTGCATTAAATTATTCTTTTTGTCAACATCAACTAATGCTAGTTCAGCTAATTCTTTAATTTTATCTTTATATTTGTTGGTATCACTAGTTGTATCTGATAATGATTGTTTTTCAGCTATATTGTTTTCAATATTAGTTTCAGTAAATTTTACACTAGTATTCAAATTAGATATTTCATTATTAATTTCTATTTTCTCATTAAATAATGTTCTTATTTCTCTCGATCTAGTTTCTCCAGCAGTCAAAGCTTCTAATAGTTTAGAGAGTCTAGATTTTATATCTTCTTTTTCTTTTTCTAATTTACTTAGTGCATGTTGCTTATGCTGTATTGTTGATTCGCAAGTAGGACAATTTTCGTTCTCGTTAAAAAATATTATCTTTTCTTGTATCTCAGCAATACGACTTTCATTTATTGCGATTAGTTTTCTTGCTTTGTCTATACGATCAAATACATCTACTGAGTCAGTTGTTAAACTATCAATCTCTAAAAGTCTTTTATTTAATGTAATTATTTTGTTTTGTATTTCTTTTATATCTTCTCTGTACTTTTCTATTTTATCATCTATCTTGATTATGTTCTCTTGTTTAGATACTGATAAATTTTCAAGTATAGTTTTTTGGGCTTGTATATTTGATTTGGCTATCTCTATATCCTTATTTACATCAACTAATGCTAATTTAGTATCAACTGCTCTTATTTTAAGTATATCATTCATTTTACTGAAGATACCTATATCTAAAATATCTTCAATTACTAATCTACGTTGATTTGTAGGTANTTGCATAAAAGGAATATAAGAAGCAGATCCTAAAATNCAAACTTGACAGAATGTTCTATAATTAATTTTAAGTATTTGTTCTTCTATTTTCTTTTGACAATCACTGATTGCTGCTGATTGATTTTGTAATACTCCATTTTCATAATATTCAAATATATTAGGTTTAATTCCTCTTTTTATTTTATAGGTATTTGTACCAGAAGAAAATTCAATTTCTACTTCAGCATTTTTGCCATTAATTGAGTTAATTAGTTGATTCTTTTTTACTTGTCTAAATGGTTCACCAAATAAAACAAAAGTAAGAGCATCAAGCATGGTAGATTTACCATCACCATTTTTTCCTACTACGATTGTACTTCGTGTTTTATTCAATTGTATTTCGCACCAAACATTACCTGTTGAGAGGAAATTACGCCATTTTAATTTATGAAATATTATCATTCTTTAATAATAGTCTCGCTCGCAATTGCTTCAGCATGCAACGAGTTTAAATATAATTTAAGTTTATTTTTTTCAATACTAGTTGTAATAGTATCAACATAACCATTTAATATGCTAGTAGTATCTTCTACGTTAATTTCATCAGATACGTTAGCAGACGAAAAATCAACAAACGTTTCCAGTATCTTTACATCATATGGATTATGATTGTGTAAATTTTTTATAAATGTATCAAACTTTAATAAATTTTTACGATTTGTTATAATTACTTTTATATATTTGTTTCTATAATCTTCAAAATTAGGTGGATTCTCAGCAAAATAAGATTCATCATATTCTACTTTTAAGAACATAGTATTTGGATTTTGTATAAACTCTAATTTACGAGTTGCTGTATCGAATATATGAAAACCTTTTTTATCATTATAATCAGACCAAGTCATTTCATATGGTGCACCCAAATAAGTAATATTATCGTGTTGTGAACGATGATGAAAATGACCTGACATAAGTAAATCAAATTTCATAAACTTATCTTTTGGTATTCCATCTTTTGATGCTGCACCAGTATGCATTTCAAATCCTTGAATATCAAAATGACCAATACAAACTTCTGCTTTTGTATTTTTAATTTCTTCCCAACATTTATCTTTATTGTCTTCGCATATCCATGGAATATTACAAAATAATGTTTCTTTTATTTGGATTGTTTGTGGTTCGTATAGGATTTTTATATTTGGATATTCAGNTAAGAGTAGAGATATGCTATTAATCTCATTTGTGTTTCGGAAGTATGTGTCGTGATTACCAATTACAACATACATAGTAATGTTTCTTTCTTTTAACTTATTGAAGAAAAATTCTTTACTCTGTTTTAATGTATAGTAATTGATATATTTACGTCTATCGAATATATCACCCAAGTGTAGTAATGTATCTATCTTTAGTTCATCTATTTTAGGAAAAAACGTTGTATCAAAAAACTTATTTTGAGACTCTAAAAAGTGGCTAATGTCATTACGCACACCAAAGTGTGTATCAGTTATAATCGCTATCTTTGTCATTATCTAAATCAATCGTTTCAATATTATTTTTCATTTTCCTAGCAACAGACTTTTTAACTAGCCATTCATCAAAGTTATTTTGGCTTTCTATTGCTTGGCTCATCTTACTAACAAATTTATCAAAGTTTCTTTCTGACTCTGATATTTCATCATCACTCATACCAAGTTCTTGAAAAAAAGTAGGTGGTAAAGAAGTAAGAATTTTAGTTTTAATATAAGCTTGTTTTCTTTCTTTCATAATACGTCTTAAGAATGCGTAATATATGATTTGAGTAAAATAAGCAAAGGGATTTTTAGATTTGGTAGGATCGAAGTTGTGAAGATATTGAATACAATTTTCAATACCATCTAATATCATATCATCACGATATGTATAATTATTAAAATTTGGACGTGTAGAAAGACGTGTTGCTATTTTTAAAATACATTCACCTATGTAATTAGGAATTCTTGGTGGATGTTCTTCTCCACTATCTTCTGCGTCAACACAATCTTTTTTCCATTGAATTAATGCTTTAAGAAATTCAGCATTATTGACGTAATGTATTTTTGGTTCTTTAGTTTTTTTATTCATAATAAAGGATTTAAATATTAAAGAGTAAATAGATCACAATTATACTCTAAAATATATTGTAAGTAAAGTGTTTTGATTTGAGTTTTTTTTCACACCTTTACTTTCAAGATTTTTCATATTATAATAACACCTGTGGATGTTTGAAATATTCTATTATAATAATTAATGGATTACTTTCTTATCTTTGCTCTTAATCTGATTATAAATTTCTGTTATATTATCCATTTCTTCAGTAGTTAATTCCTCTGTTTCTGTATCATAATTACTCGTATAATCTTCTGATTCTGTATCTGGGAATTGTTCGTCGTGTCTTAAATCAGCCATTTCTTGTTTATCCATAAATCTATTCATTAAATCGTCATAAGAACCCATTGCAACCAATCTTTCGTGTTGATTGTACAATGACATAAAGAATGGTACTGCGAAAGAATGAAGTTTCTTAACGAAAAAAACGTCTTTCTTCGGGAATGTAAAAACTCTATTTTCGGCGAAACTACAATATGGTCCTGCAGTCACTTGTTCTATAATTCCACCTTGTTTTGTAATTCTTGGATAATTTTTAAGTGCAAATGGATATTCAATAGTAATTTCTTTTTCGTCCTCTTTCAAACGAATGGCTAATATTGATTCTCCTGTTGATAATCTTACAATGACAAAATCTTCACTCGATTTTATTACTCTCGGTGTCGCTGATTTCTGATGCATTTAATTTTACCTCTACTAATGAATAGTTAAACTTTTCTTCGTCATAAGTTTGCATTCTTGACAACAAATGTCTATAAGTATGGTTTTTCCATTTCTTATAAGATAAGTCATCAGCAATATCAAACAAATTACATGTAGTTTTATTCTTATTTAATCGTAGTCCTCTTCCAATACTTTGTAAATTAAGTATCTTACTCTTAATCGGACTTGCTAATATAATATTTTCAATACTCGGTATATTCACACCTGTGCTGAAAGTGCCATAACTTGCGACTATTATACAATTGCTTGTATCTGCTGCGATATCTCTTACTTGTTCTCTATCAGAAACAATCGTATCGCCAGAGATTAAATATATTTTTTTGTTATATTTCTTCTCTAATCTATTTAGTTTCTCGTATAAAGGGATTCCGTGTTTCTTCACATATTGATAAAGTATTAAAGTATTCCCTTTGCAGTTAATAGCAAGATTTGTAATATAGTTATTTCTTTTATCACAAGAAACCAACCAATCTATTTCGTCTGAATAAACGTTATTTTTTCTTCCTTCACGTGATATATCATCATATGAAAGGAGTAAGCAAATAATTTTTAAATCTGCTAATTTTTTCTGGTCGATTAAATCAGATGTAGTTGTGACTTTTTCTACGATTCCAAAAAGTCCTTCGAGTACTAATTTATTTATTTTACTGTTATCGATTGTTCCAGTTGTACCAATACGAAATTTTATTTTATTACATTTTTCCATTATTGTAATAAGACTTCTTGCTTTAAATTTATGAACTTCATCTCCAAAAACCACATCAAACTGCTCAAAGAATGATTTTGGTAATTTGTAAATACTTTGCCAAGTAGTGATTAATACATTTTTTGTAAGTTCTTTTGAAAATCCTGCATAAAGCTTTTGAATATGAGCATCTACTTTCCAACCATTTTTAGTTGAATAATCATCAAAGTCTTTATATAACTGTTCCACTAGATTAGTTGTTGGAACTATAATCAAGCATTTCTTATTGTTTTTCAACGTTGAATACCAACGTAATAGAGAATACATTATTAGACTCTTCCCACTGGCAGTTGGACTCAACAATAGGGCTCTTCGTCGCTTTAAAGCGGAATAAACCGCATTATATTGATAGTCTCTTACTAATAGATCTGGATCGTTTTTAGAGGTTATATTTAATGAATCTATAAAGGTTTTAACCTCTTCTTCTGTTATAGGTTCAATATACTTTGGAAACCCTGTTTCAGATATGGTATAACCACGTTCAAAGGCGAATTTACGAACATAAGGAATTAAACCAGTATAAACTGTCTTACGAAGTAAATCATAAAGACGTGTTTTACCATCCCATATACGTGCTCTGTATTGTGGTGTGAAGTGGGCTCCTGGAACGTAAAATGTAAAATATTCGGAAATTTCTTTTTCTATACCTAAATCTTCTGAGAATACACGAACGTGTGTTTCAGTATAGTTTTCAATTGTAATTTGGGATTTATTATCTTCGGACATTAAGCACCACTAACGAACTTTTTCCACTCTAATGAATTCCTTATAATCCAATCTCGTGACTTGATCTGTTGTAATATAGATTCAAGAAGTTCTTGTATGCTCGATAGATACTCAATTTTAAGTTTGGCTTTAATTAAATCAGCGTCACCATTTAGAAATTCATCCATTTCATTTCTTAATGGCTTTATGCCTTGCCATTGTTCCCAACCAGCAAGTTCTAATTCACCCTTAGTCATTTCACCACGATAATATCTAAATTTCTTTACACGCATACTATTATATTCAGATTGTGCTGATGTAATACGATGTTTATATGAAATGAGTAGGTTTAAATATTTTGAATGTAAGACTGGTGTACGAACAGATTCTCGATCTAAATGATTATCGTCTATAATACAGTCTTGTTTCCAATTTTCTTGTATTTCTTCAAGTGTCATAATTCATATTATACTATAAAAAAGCTTGTAAGTAAATGGGTTTAAGCTTTATTTGAAGTATTTTTTTCGTCAAATCCTTGATACATTATGCAAGATTCACCTGATGGAACAGTGATTGTTTCTATAATTGATTTTGTTGATTTTGCATTCTTATAATGTGCTATAATAAAGACTGGTTTTCCATCAACTTCAGCACCAGTTCTTCCAGTGTATGTTTTTGACATAAACCAACCTTTAGATTCTAAAAAAGTATGAATTGTTGTAGAGTCATTACAAACTACTGGTATTTCTTCAATCCAAGATGAATCTGGGTACTTATCGCTTTTTGGTAATGATTCTTGAGCAAAGCTTCGCCCTGCTCCAATAGTAAGCAAAAATGATAAAAATAATATGAATATATTTTTTTGCATTTAACAGTCTTTCTTTTGTATTTTAATTGACTGTCGAAGAGGTAGGACTCTGTATTGTAAAATAACTATATCTTAGGGTCACGCTATTTGTAATATAAGTCACATCAGTATTTTTAGAATCGAATGTCATCGACGACAATCCTGTTGGAAACATATTTTTAAACGTGATTATTTTACTAATTCCGTTATTATTATTTAGTATTAATAATGTGCCATCTGAATAATTTTTTGCTAATTCTTTTAAATTTGCTTTATAAGCTTCAGTGTCGGTAGTTGGAAAATTTAAATATTGTTCATAGTTTCTTGGTTTGCCAAGAGCGACCATCCAACGATATAGTGCGAGATAATTTTCCATATCTTCATCTACTATAAATTCTAAATTACAAACACCATAAACAAGTTTTTCTCCTGGAATGTAAGCATCTGAAAGTGGAGTTGCTTGAACAACTTCACCTAATGTAAGATCAGGTATATTAATCGACTGAACGAAATAATTTACATTTGGAATACGTGCAAATGAAAAAGAAAATCCGTTAGGATTAAGTGGGTTAGTGTTTGATGGTTTATTTGAAGTTTTAAGAGTCATATTATAATTATTTAGTATAAATGAAAAAGGGGGAGATTAATTCATCCCCCCCTTTAAAATTATATAATCAACTTCTTAGATTACATTAAATTCGTCACTGCTACTTTTCTGTAGTAGAAGTTAGTATTTGATGTTAATCCTGCGAATGGATTCGCTACCATACCATAACGTGTTTTAAACGCTATTTTTGGTTGGAATGTAGAAGGATCTACTGCACGCACCAATTGTAATGGAACGTATGGACAATAGAATATTCCAGCATCAAATGCTGAACTACCTTTGTATCCTACTAATAGCAACTGATTCGCTGCATTGTTAGCAGAATATGGATCTACAAACACTTTG